CCGTCGAACCGTTTCTTCGGGCCTTCGGTTTTTGTAAACGCACGATCAGGGCATCTAGTTATCGTACCTCCTTTGGCTAGATACTCTGCTACTTGTTGTGCCAACTTCGCACTGTGTTTTTCTTTCGCGTCTTTGGTTGGTACATTTATCTTTGTCGTGGTCACTATTTAATTCCTGTGTAGAAAACATGCTTGTGTATCTTGGCTGTAACTTCCCCAGTGTAAGCCCACTGTGGAAACACCTTTGTGCTATGGTAATGGGTCGCGCCCTCAGTAGTATCAGGTACGAACCCACTCAAGTGCGCAATGTACAACGCGTTAAACCATGCTTGTTTGTTCTTCGGGTCATCCGACTTGCCGTCACAATAAAAACTAAACTGGCATTTGTTTCTTACAGGGTTGCCTTGCCAATAGTATCCTTGTTTAACCACGTCACACGCATTGTCTGGATAACGTGGGTCTTCAATTCTGTTTTGGATTACATGAGCTACAGCAATCTGTCCTGCTGTCGGCTCACCCCTAGCCTCAAAGTATACTGCGACTGCTACGCACATAAGCGCGGGGGTAATCACTTGTACGCTTCCTGTGTTTCTAAGCAACGAATTACTTTAGCAGCGCGCAGCTGTGTTTCGTAGTCGAACGTATCCCACAGCGATCTAAGTTTTTTGACGTTACGTTCATTACTTTTCTTATTGCGGTTAGGTCCGCGTCTGCTGCTCTCTATATCATAATACCCACAGTCTCGTACAAACATCATCATCACCTTTAGTCATATATATTGTGATTTTCTTCAAAAGGTACACACGTTTCTAATATTATGCCGCCCATACCTACAGCGGCTTTTTTTGGCACAACTACAATCATGTTAGGTTCAACTTCTACCACACACATAGTGCGCTGTTCTTCTTTAGCTAAGAACTCTGCTTCTTCTAGCGCAGCCATTGGGTCAGTGAAGTACGACATTCTCTTCTATCTCATATAAATAGTTAATGGTGTTTTCGTTAACCGAAAACATTTCTGCACCGTTGTTGGTATGAAACTTAAGTGCGCTATCTGATTTAGGTGACATCGTTACCACCGAGTCTACTGTCGGAAGGGATACCGTTACAAACTCTATTAGCGAGCTAATCAACTGCCTGCCCGCACCCTTCTTGTAAGACCAAATAGAGTACGGACAAGCAAGGGTAGGGTCAGCATTGGTTACATCTTCACCGTCTTCGGTTTCCATAAAGAACTCACCGCTAGCTAGCATAAGTAAGTCATCTTCTTCAGTAACCACAAACGCTGTTAACACTACACATACTACAGCTTGTACTTCCCCGCTATCTCCATCTACTTCAGCGAACACTCTGAAAGGGCCGTGAAACCTAGCCTCGTCTGTGTCAAACAAGTTAGGTCGCACGGGGTCATCCTTAATTAGATGCAGATGGTTTTCTACGTTGCACTCAATCAGCATCTTCAAACTCCTGAAGTATCGCCTCTAGCTTTTCCACCGCCTCGGTTGCACGTTGTATTAGTGCTACAAGTTCTTCGGCATCGTCGCCATCTACTTCTATTGTTATTTTCATTCTACGCTGTGTATCTCAATTAGCAGGTCGATGCAGTGCTTAGCTTTCTCTAAGTCCGACAAGGGCTGCCCCTTCAACTTCCAACGAGTAATGTATTTCACTACGTTACCTTCAAGCAATGACAAGCCGTTCTTCTCTGCGTACTCGGCAGGTTGGATAGCCATGTTCTTGTAATGATTACCGCCCGTCTGTGTCTGTAGGGCTGTCTGCTTGTTCGGCAACTTTGAGTCGCTCATTTTCGTTCTTGGCACTTCTGCTGTTAACATTCTCTTCTTCCTTCTGTTTTGGTTTCTCAAAGATTTTTGCCCAATTCTCCCCGAACTCGTGCATGGGAACGAACGTGGGTCTGCGTTTACTTCCTTTACCATTCATTTGTTTCCCTCTCTTAATTGTTTAAGTTCCGCTGCTATTTCTAACTGGCGGGCAAACAATTTAAGCATGGCTTTGATTTCTGTTTCAGTCATTTGTTTTCCTAGGATACTGGTATCAGTCTTCTTGATCTGCTAAGTACTCAGCACGCTCGCGTGCGGTATCAGCGGGGTCTATGTAATCTTCGTCTTGCTCGTCTTGCCATCTATCTAAGTCTGCGTCTAACGAATCTCTGTTACTCATTAGCGTGCCCTCCACTAGTCCCTATAGTTAACTTCCACTTTTCCGCAGCTTCTTTTTTACCGCCGTCTGTATCTGGTTTAGTGCCACTCTCGTCTTCGCCTTCATGCCCTCTTTGTCTGTTGCCTTCGCCATTTAATTCGGTCAAGTCTTGTTGAGTCTTCCTGAAGTCTTTGTCTTTACCCTTCATTTGCTCGCCCTCTTAGTCCGTTTTAATTAGTGCGTGTTCCACTAACAAGTATCCCCACCTATTCAGTTCAACTTGTTAGCTTCGCACGGCTAACCTTAGCGCGGTTTCTTCGGCAACGCATCCCGCAGGAAGTGCGAACTCAAGGTTCAGCACCGTGAACGTGATCGCTAACTGAGGGTGTTTTGCTGAATATGCCCACCGCCCACTGGGACACTAGGTAAGGGGAACCAAGTGAACCCTTACCCCACACTACCTACAAAAACTTTCTAAACATTATAGCTACGGCATCGACGTTATCTTCGTTGATTACCCACGCTTCACCACGCGCGTTACGTATGGCGTTAAGTTCTCTGTCCTGTAGTGCAGTCGTGGTGTTCTTACCTGCCTTACATTCTATTGCCCAGAACTTACCGTTGAAGCAGCCTACAATATCGGGCACGCCACTACGCCCGAAACCACCTGTTGCAGGAAAGAAATAATATACAGAATCTCCGAACAACTTCAACTGTTTTACTACGGCGTTCTTAACTTTCTTTTCCGGTGTCAGTGCCATCATCATCTCCTTCGTAAAATATCCAGTAAACGTATTTGTCTATCCTCCTACCGATCTTATTAACAAACTCGGTAGGGGGTTCGTACGACATCGTGCACAGTACAGCAACACGTCGTGTCATCCAGTCGGGCAGCTCAGCAATAGGTAACACTGTCTCCTCCTCGAACTCAGCACATGCGTGTATGGGTATACCAAAACACTGCACCCTAGCTGTATCCCCAATGAATTCGACTCGGTAGGTATACTTGTCTGGTGACAGCGGTGCGTTAGTATCCGGCAAGGGCTTCTACCTCCGTCATTGTTTCGGGCGAGACGTAGACACACATAGCGTCTTCAACAAAGTTAAAATCGTTCACGTCTCTATGCACGCAGCCAATACTAGTCAGCACCTTTATGTCATACGCATACCCCACCGACTCCATCGCATCTATACCTGTAGCTTGCAGCACAGACAGCTTAGCCAGAACTTCTTGGGGTAACTTGTTTACATCGTCTACGTGCTTGACGCGCTGCATCTCACCTGCGGTCGTGTCTCTGTAGTGGAAGAACACCTTGTCTACGTTCTTCAGCTTGTATATAGAGAGGGTCTGTAGTCCATCGCACGCAGCAATAGAGTCACCTAAGTCCCGCTTACTCTCTAGGTACTTGTTAGTGCAGTCCTCAACTTGATGGCGTATGTCGGCGCGTACTGGGCGTTGTTCCATAGTAGCTAAGGAATATTCGAGCAGCGCCTCATTGCTTACGGAGCTTCTCATTGCGTTGAACACCCGAGACTGGAGTTCGTTTAACGTCTCTTGGGCTTGCTTAAGACCTCGACCAAAGGAGGTTACCGTGCCTTGCATGATCGCCTCTAACACACGCTCGCCTGTTTGGCTTTTGGTATCTTTGACTAGCTTAGTCGCGCGGGCTAGGGTCTTGGTTAGGCTAGTGAACCTTCTATCACTGTAGGCGATGCCGTACCTATCCAAGTCGGCGTAGGGTAGTTCGCGTTCGCGGCGGGTGCTTACAGTCATAACTATGTAGGCATCCTTGTCCCACAATACCTTAGCATCGAAGCACATACTCTGGGGGCTAAGGCGTATGGCTAACGCATCGTCTGCGGTGTGTCTGAACTTAGCGAGTGGGTGAGACTTCTTAACACGTTTCTGTAACGCGGCTAACTCATCTGCCATTCGTGTAGAATAATAGCTGTCCTCCATCTCTCGATTAAGTGATGCGTCAAACCCAAATGTTTTTTCTATGTGGTTTCTCATGGTGTAGCTCCTGTTAGTTATAGGTTGATGTGTAACGTCTTGCCGATTGTGGGTCGGGCACTCTTGTTATCTAGGATTCCCCACAGTAGGGGCATAGTCCATGCACCCCAGTCACCACCTAGATAACCATCAGTCAGCACGATCACTGCCTGTGCGTTGATATTGTTGTCGCGGATGTAGTCAGGCACACACTGCACCATCGTACCTCCACCACCTGCGGGCTTAGTTGTTTGTGTAAGTTGTTCTAGAGAAGCCTTGGCGTTGGGCACATCACCGTACACTTCCTCGCTGCACACCTTGGTATCCCAGTACAGTATGCGAACGGATTCGGGCTTGACCGTATCGCACACACCCTTGATCTCACTCAGGCACTTGGTTAGCTCGTGCTGTCCAATACTTCCCGACGTGTCGATGGCAATGACTAGCTCACCTACTCGCTCGGTAATACCACTAGGTCGAAGTATGCCCATCGCTAGATGTCGTCGGCTAGGCTGTCTCCATGTGCTGTCATCGTTACCTCGACACGTTTCTGTAATGAACTCACGCAGCACCTCGCGCCAGTTAACCTCGGGCTGTAGCAGTTGGTCGATAGCTCGGTTGCCTCCACTACCTACCTTACCTGCGGTCAGCGCACCTTGGCGTATGGCTTCGTCGATCTCTTGTGCTAGGCCGCGCTGTTCTTCTTCGCTCATCTCTTGCGCACCTTCCCAGTCGTGCTCGTCTAGCCCTGCACCTTCACCCTCACCTTGGTCGCCATCGTCTGGGTTATCTTCCTGTTCTTGTTTCAGTATCTTGTAGACCTGCGCTGTGTCCATGTTGCGGAACTTCTCATCGAGCAAGCCTATGTCGTTACCCTCTGCGTCCTTGGGCATTACTGCAAACAAGTCACGGTTCTCATCCGCAATCATTAGGTTAATCACGTAGTCGCACGCCATGTTGGCTAGCTGCGCATCGTCCTTGTACAAGTGATCCCATGTAGTCAGGTGCTTGAACAGCTTATGGTATGTCTCATGTAAGATAAGGAACCGGAACTCTGAGTCTGCCAGTCCATCGACAAACGCACGACCATAGTAGTCATCGCGTCCGTTAGTGTAGGCAGTAGGGCAGTCGTCCTTGATACCCTTCTCACCGATCATTAGTACACCTGCGAGCGCCACGTACTTCGGGTTGCCCATGATCGCTGTGATGTTCTTGGATAGCCGCTGTTCGGCGGATAGTTGTGTGTTGATTGCTAGCATGATTCGTTTTCCTCGGCTGTTAATTCGGAACAAGTTCCCTCTTCGCAGGCTTGGCAAAAATCCTCCCCCGCTTTCTCGTCTTCTATTGGAAAAGACACGACGATATACCCCTCGAACTCGTCGCTCACTTCCCATTTGTGAGTCGGGCACGTTTCTAACCATTCGTAGAACTCTTTATTATCCATACCTCACCCCCTTATTTGTCAGCACTGAACATATAGTTGTTAGCCATGCACCAGTCTTGGAACCCCTTGTTCTGCACCACGTAGTCACGTCGGCTGTACTTGGGGGCACGCACTCCGTTAACGAACAAGCCCTGTGCTTCCTTGGGTAACCTGTTCATGTAAGTCAGCCAAGGGTCTACCCACTTACGTTCGATAGTTGCCAGTGCTCGATACACCACCATACACATAGCGGCAGGGCTGTCAGGTACAGGCGCATTCATCGGGTCGGTCTCTATCTGTTCGCGGGTTGGTAGCTTGTCAGCTAGGGATATAAAGGCAGCTAGGTCTAGCGCAGCACGGTCACCAATCGTACCAATCAAGGCAGCGGTAAGTTGTGTGTCGTCTAGTAAGCTGCGCTTGCGCATGATGTGGCTCGCCTTGTGTAGTGAGCGTGGGGTAACAAAGGCAGCTCGGGCACTGCGTGGGTGAAAGATATAGGGGTTCTCGTCTGGGTTCTCGTACTGCTCGAAGCTGTGGAATAGCTCGGGCTTCTCTTTACAGAAACCAAGTAGTGCAGGGTCGATGTCGTTGTCGATACCCCACTCAATCCACTCCATGTTGTCGGGCTTACGCATGTTCACTACGGTGATGCGGTTACGGGTATGTGCAGGTAGCAGGTCGCCCACTCCCTCGGTGCCCTTGTTAGTTGTAGCAAATACAATGCTGTCAGGGTGCAGCTCATACCCGCTGTGCTTACGTTCGAGCATGATGCGGTTACAGGCTAGGATCACTGAGCGGTTACACTTACCGATCTCGTCTAGCATTAGAATAATGGGTTGGTCTGGCAGGTGTAGCCCAAGGTCTTCGAGCGGCACGGTCTTGAATGTCTTGCCGTCGTCTGAATACTTCACCATAAACATGTCGGCTGAGTCAGTCAGCGTTGTGCAATCTAAGTAAACAGGTCGGTGTGTAGGTAGGCGCGCAGCCAGTATGTAGAGCAGTGAGGTCTTACCTGTGCCCATGTCACCTTGTAGCAGTGTAGAGTTGGAAGAGCCGATCACTTCGATCATGTCGGCGGTTTGGTTAATGCCCAGTGCGTAGATGTTGCTTGCTGTAGTTGCGTTATTCATTGTGTTGCTCCGTTAGTTTGTTATGGAATTCCATAACAGGTTGGGTTGGTGTTGCGTTTCGTGCGGTCTTGCTTTGTTTCAGTTATTATTATCAACGGTTTGGCACCGCTGTGTCAATAGTACACCCACCCGCTAGAAGCCTAGCGAGGGGAGGTTTTTGATGATCGCATCTACCTTGCGCTTGGTATCTGCACGCAGGTTAGGATCACGGCGCAGCCCATCAGGTGTAACACCTTTAAGAGTAGCGCGTAGGTCTTGCTGTATACCTGCGATATGCGCATTACCGTTGAGGTTGCAGGTACGCATCAGGTCTACAATAGACAGCACGTTATCGACTAGCGTATCTCTGAACCCAGATGGCTTCTCGCCCTCGTTATAGTCTAGCCCCTTGCTCATACGTTGTAGTGGCTCGGCTAATCGCTCGGCTAGGTCTTGATGCACCGCGTTGATACGGTCTGACAGAACTTGTTTGTACTGCTCACGCATCTCACTGGCAGCTTGGTTACCAATGTCTACTCTGAAATCCCCCACGTCTGGCACTGCCTCGAACACTAGCGAGAACTTGAACTTGCGCCGCAGTTGATCTACCGATGGGTACTCGTCCTCGTTGAACATGTAGCCCAGTCCCGTTACCTCCAGTCGGGCTTGTTCTACCGCTTGCGGGTACTCAGCTAGGGTTTGCTCGGCTAAGTCCCAGAACTCGTCTTCTAGCTGCGCCATGTTGTTCTTGTAGTCGATCAGGTTCTGGTTAGATACAAGCCGATCACCCAGATCGCCCCAAGGTACAGTCTGCTCTCTGTGGTATGCGCGCATCGAAGCTACTAGCTTGATCATACCTTCGTGGGCAACCGCTTGGATTAGTTTCTTGCTCACGTGAGCCGAACCCTTGCGGGCATTGTTGTGGGCTATCACTTCGCGCGTTGCCCGCTTGTCCATCTTGCGCATTGTAGGCACGCTGATCG